GGTTGAGCCATACTTACAGGTGAATTCCCTGATTGGGTGTTTGTGTTTCCTCTTGCTGTTTCGTTTAAAAGGTCATTTAAGGCTGAATTGTTTGTGAAGCTTCTTTTTGGGCCTTGTTTTATAGGTTGAGTACCCATGATTTTTTCTCTTAAAGAATTTTTTTCATTTTCAGGTATTGGGTTATTTGGTACTTCAACCATTCTTTCAGTGTGTTCTACTATTGTTGGTTTAAGTTCGTTGCGTAAATCTTCTCTTAGAGATTTAAGTTCTCTACCTAAAGCGTAGTCTATTTCTTCCCTAACTACTTTTCTAATTAGATTTTCAAATGTTTTTGCTTTCATGTTTTGTGTTGTTTATTATAAATATAAATTTTTTTTAAATTTTGTATGTTTTATACCCTATTTGTTGGAAATCAGCTCTTTGTAACCTTTCAATTACTTTAAAATTACCCCCTGCTGTTAATCCACTCAGAGTTGACGCGTAAAGATCAGTTAGTTGTTTGTCTTTATCTTCTTCCGTTAGGGTATTTAAAGTAGTTTGGAGGTCCTCATTAGGAAATTTATCTTCCCCTATTACATTACATATATTTAAGTATTTTAAGTATAATGCTTCTAATAATTGCATTAAGAATTTTATTAATTCGTGCATAGCTAAAATTGTTACCATTATTGCTGCTACTATTGTTATTAGTTTTATAGCAAAGTTTCCTATATCTGCTAATGTTTGGGGTAGAGATTTTGCTATATTTATCATTTTTTCTACAAACATATCTTTCATCCAATCTATGGCTTTATCTATTGCACCAAGTATTCCTCCTGTTACCCATCTTAAAGGGAGAATCATCATTACTAAATCTAAGGTTATGATTGCAATTATAATGTATAATATTACTTTTAGTATCTTTTTTAGAATATTACCCACTTTCATTATTCGTTCTTTAAAACCATTTCCCTTATCTAATATTCCTGTAAATTTACCTTTTACACCACCTATTACATTACCTCCATTACCTAATAAACCATGTAATTTATTGTAGGCATTTTCCATTGCTTTTTGAGCGGCGGGACTGCATGCTGCGTTTTTAAATCTTCTTATCAATTCTTCTTTTGTTGGGATTCTACTCATTATCTCCTCCTTTATCTCATCTATCTTTTCTTGAGCTTGTTGTCTTACTTGTGTTTCAAATTCAAGTAATTTATCTTGAGCTATTCCCATTAACATTCCAAAAATAGCTGTTGGGTCTGGTTTTCTAGGGAAATTTTGCAAAATTTTTCCTAGAATCCCCCCGGGCATAAACATTTCTGGTTCAAAATGATCTATATTTTTTGCATCTGACATATTATACTAATTTTACGTTTTTACTTTTTATGTTTTTTATATCGTTTCTTAACATTTTTACTTCTTTTTTTAGGGCTGCAAAATTACCTGTTCCCCCATTAGCTGAGTAACCACAATTACTTTTATACCCCGCTTGTAAGAAATTTAATAGTTTTACATCTAAAAAACTTAATAATCTATCTAACCATTCTTCTGTTTTATCTCCTAATAATGCTGGTTCGGTTGGTGAATTTTTTCCCCCTTTTAAACCTAAATGAATATTGGGTGCATTAACAATAAATGAATTATTATCTTCACTTTGTCCTGTATCAAAATTTATTGTACCTTTTGTGTTAAATCCTATAGCTTTATCAGCAAATAAAAGTATAGCATCATCTTTAGCATTAAATAATAATCTATCTGAATTTATTATTACTTGTTTACCTTGATAAATATTAGGTTGTTGTGGTATATATTTTGTGAGTGCCATATTTTATTATGTTTGTTTATTCTTTATTGTTGCTTCTATCTCTGGCCACTCTTCTGATCTAAAATAGAATACTCCCGTTTCTGTATTTTGGTATTTTATTGGGGGTTTGCTAGATGCTGTTTCTCCTTGGGTTTGTATTTCTTCTTCATATGATAATTCTGCTGTTTCTATTTCCATAGAGGCTACATGAATAACTCTTGTTTTGTTACATTCATCTCGTCCATCATGTTCTGATAACCATTCATTTGCTAATTGAGGTTCTACTATTTGGTGTGTTCTTCCCTCATAATGGTTTAAATTATCATAGTTTACTTGATTAATAATGGTAATATCTTGATATACTAATTGTAAATTAATTTCATGGTCTTCACGTAACATGTCTGAAGTTACTTCTGCCATTCTTTTTTCCATCGTAATTCGTGATGTATCTAGGTTGAAAGTTATTTCTAGTTTTTCTGTTCCATAATTGCCGGGTATATCTTTGATTTCTATTTTACATATTGTTCCTGTAGATGTGACTTCTTCATCTACATATATTTTTATACCCCTCATATCTTCTTTTAGATACATACTGTTTTTTGGAATTAGCATTCCTTCTGGGATGTTTTTATTTTTTTCTCTTTTTCCTAATAAATCCCTTAAACCTCCTGCTAGGTCTTTCCACTCGTCTTTTATGTAACCAAAGAATCCATTTATATCTATATCTGCTACGTGTGCTAATTCTGCCCAAATACTATCTAGAGTCATTGTCCTTGAAGCTTCATCAATAAATTTAATATCACTTTCTGTTAGTTCTGGTTTTTTGAATAAAGCTTTATTGGCTTCTACAGAGGGGATATGAAGTGTACTTCTAAAGGGATCTACATGGGGTCTAAACCAATTAGGAGAATTCAACCACCCTATTTGCATTGCTTTTTTAGCTAAATTCATCATAGAGTTGGGTTTATGAGATATTTTTACATTATAATAGACTAAAATCTCATATAATTTATCCCTAGTTATATAATGTGTAGCGTTATTTTCTAATTCAGGATAATAATATTTTTTTCCTCCTACCATTTCCTCATATATTTCAAATACTTTCTTAACCCCCGCTAATAAAGGTAAATAACAATAAGTTCCAAATAAATAATCACAAAATTGTTTTATTTTTTCGTTTTCTGCTTCTTCCTCTGTGTCAGGTAGTTTATTAAAATATCTTATATCGTCTTCTTCGGGATTATCAACATCTATTGGGGATTGTGTTATTTCATCTTCACCTGCTGCTGCCTCGTTTAATTCATCGTCTGTCATATCATCCGTTAGATCCTCTGTTTGTTCAGCATCTTGTGTTGTTTGGCCTTTTATTTCACTTATGTCTTCAGAACCAAAACTAGGCCACGATGTTATCCATGGTTCTTCTGAGTCCGTAAGGCCCGCTACTTTAATATCTGTGATTACTTGATTAGAAGTCATAAAAATAATAGAGTCATCTCCGTTTGGGTCTTCTAAAGTAGGTTCCCATCCTTTTATTTCTTCTTGTTCATTTGCTGGAACTCTTATTCCTTTTTGACCATTACGAATTATAGTTATAGGGTCTCCTGTTTTTACATCTCCATTAGACCAATGATTTTTTACTGTTAGATTTTCACTATTATTAGTAGATCCAAATCTTATTGAATTACCAAATCTTCCTTCTAGTAAAAAATCTCCTTCAAAAGGTATTAAGGGTTTTATAGCTAAACTTTCAGAATAATATAGACCTAAATTTATTCCTGTATCTCCATCTTCGGATCTTCTTTTCACATCTCCTCCAGATACATCATAATCATCATTTCCCCCTTCTGCATTTAATTTTGCTAATTCTCCTCTAGTAGGTAATGCATTATGGTGGGGGTGATTCCATACGTTTATAACAGAAGAATAATATACTGCTGGGCTTTCAGTAGCCCCTATCCCCACATATAAAGCTACTATTTCATTTTTTAAGGGAATATATCTTGAATTTGGGTGAAGAGGTCTAGCTGTAGGTAATGTTGATATACCTGTTTTATCTGTTGGTAGTTTTCTTTTATATATTTTTCCAGCGCTTTTTTGAAAGAAAATAGTTCCCACATCATCATATGATCTAAATTGAGGATGTTTTACATCCAAAATTATATCCATTACTCTACCATATATGATATCATCCTTACCTTTTAAAAATTTTCCAGGTAATCCTGTATTATTTACTATCGCCATCTGGTGCTTCTATTTGTTTAGGTTTTTCTACTGTTTTAGCTATTTCTTCAGCTACATCCATTAATTGATCCATTTCTTCAGTAGTTAATAAACCACCATCTCCTGAATTAGCTGCTCCTGAAGATAAACGTTGTACAATAGCAGCCATCTTAATTAATTGATCATCATTCTTGACACTAATTTCCATATATTCCTTAATTAAGGGGACTACAACTGTGGCATCCCCCAAAGATTGGACTAAAGGACGCAATTCAGCTATTAAAGATGCAAGTTGTTTGGCTTTTTTCTTTTGATTACCGTGAATTTCTTTTAATAAATCACCAAAAGATTTATCGTCAAATAATATCTGGTCTAATGAATCCATATTGTTTTGTTATAAATATGGAGGGGTTAAATTTTTACATACCCCGTCTCAGTATATTCTATGTAAAGTTTTTTATGTAGTTTTTTTAATACTTTTGTTACTTTAGTAATAACGGGGGTATCTACATCTGTTATTTCTCTTATGTAAATATAAAGTGCTTTTTTGTTAAAAATTTCTAGATTTTCTCTACGTTTAAATAGTATATTAATGGCGTCTGCTACTTTGAGATCTTTATCTTTTTTAAATAAAGTATATAAATGTTTATCTATATATTCTGTCATATAATCTATGAAGTCTTTTATTTCTTGTTTACGACCATCTCTGCCTAATTGACGTAAGACCCCTTCATCCTCATCAGCTGCTAAAACATCTGCTTTTTGTTTTTTCTTTTTATAATTGTTATTATTATATAGAATAAGGTAATTTTTACCTACAATTGAAAAATAACTAAAAGCTTTAGTACCTCTTTCTGGTTTAAAATAATCTAATTTTTCTAAAAGAAAACAAATTACTTCATGTTTTAAGTCTTCTAAATCATCTACTTCTGTATAGTAAAATTTGAATGTGTGAATGAGGTTTTCGGCTAATTTATAGAAAGGATACCATATTCTGTCTTTGAATATTTTGTCTCTTTCATCT